AGGATCGCCTGATTTCAGCGCACGGATTAAGATACCATTACCGTTCTTACGAGATAGCAGTTGACCATCCTTGTACACAGTCACCTCACCATGCGCTTGCCAATTCTCTTTAAGAGTCTTGTCTAGCTGTGCAATGATCTCACTGAAGGCTACAGATTCGTATAGCTGCCCATTACGAGATGTAACAGTAACACCTACGGAAGTTTTTGTGACGTTGACGAACATCCCATCAGCTTTCAACTGCAGAATGTGTGGCTTGCTCCAGTCCCAAGCTGATGCATCTGAGGATACCAGAGTAGAACACCGCATATATGCTGGCTTAGGAATAAAACCTTTGTGTACAGAATTGATAAGTGTAACGCCCAGACCACAATGAGCATCTTTCTCCAACATCCATCGCACGATTTCACGTGCCTTAAAGTGGAGATTACCTAATTCTTCTGACAGAGCATCTTTGGCAGCATTGCCAGTCAGCTCACGTCGACTCATGGCACGTAAGATTCGCATCATCTCTTTGGTAATGCCTTTAGTGCCATCTGTGGTGTGCTCAGGTAACTTCTTCAACCCGTAGGTAATGTAGGGGTTGTAGATCATATCTAGAGCAGTCAACATATATTCGTGTGTATTCTCTTCCAAGATCACCTTCTTTACTGATACTGCACCAAATTCAGCGATGTCCATAAAGGTATCATAAATTGCATTAGAGTCCATTGTTAAGTCCTTTTGATAATATTCTAAGATCTTGATAATCTTTTAAGTAAGCTTGATAGTCTTTCTTGTTAACTTCTACGCATTGTAGTATAGACGGCTTCATTTCTAGGTTAGGTCGTTTTAGAGACGTACATTCTTTATACGTTTTACCACTACCGTATACTCCTACCTCCACAGAAGGTGTTAGCCACACTGCCAATAGAAGCCAAGTAGTCATTACATCACCTTCCAAGGATAGCCAGTGAGATTTTCCCAGTCAAATATCACATTAGCTACACCAGTATGATTACTGACAATGATTGGTTTCCCCATCTGATCTAATTTGATGTGATAGTTATTATTACGGAACTGAACTCCTGCTAGAACACTGTGTTTGATTTCTTTCGCTTTCGCGGTATTACAGATCTCTCTTCCCATTTTACTATCCATAAAATTTAAAGGGATACCTTGCGGTATCCCAAATAAGTTAAGCGTGACAACTAGTACATTCGCCTTGTTGTAGTTTACGTGAAAGTGCTTGACTAGCGTTAACACCGTACTGATAGTACAGAGATTTAACACCAATTTTCCAAGCATACAAATAGATTTCATCCAATAATTGTCGTGGAGTCATCCAATCAGGTACAGCCAAATTGATTGATTGCGCTTGATCGATAAACTGTTGACGAACACCAGCTTGGTCTAAGATTGTTTTGTGATGAATTTCTCCAAAAGTTAAGAACACAGCTTTAGCTTCATCTGATAAGAAATCTAAATGTTGCACAGAGCCGTCATGAAGCATAATACTTTCCCAAATCATAGGATGATTACGACCAATAGCAGTCAGATAATTATCTAGATAAGGATTCTTGAATACTTCTTTTACTTTCGCCTTTTCTTCAATATTATAGTTAGATGTATAAGGCTCGATACCTTGAGACACCTGTCCTAGAATAAAGCTACTAGTCTTTGTAGGAGCAATCGCAAGTAACGTTGTATTACGACGATTAGTACACATTACAGTACCAAATTTCTCACCTAGCTCGATGGAAGCTTTGTCAGCTTTACCTCGAATAGTTTTGAAAATTGTATAGTTCAACTGAGCTGCTTCTTTTGAATCAAAGGCTAAGAAATTGTGCTGTAGATAACTATGCCAGCCTAGTACACCTAGTCCTAACGCACGATGGCGTTTAGCGAAGTTATAAGCACGCTGCAATAAGACCTTAGAGGTATCAGGCATTGCTTCGATCTTAGTCAGCATTTCTGTGACTATAGAATCTAAGAACTTTGTCATTACTTCTACCAAATCAGTGTCTTTCCACTCATCCCAGTATAGTAGATTAAGGGACGAAAGTACACATACAAAGGTCTCATCATCAGTCTTTGGCAGAGCGATCTCCGTGCACATGTTTGAATCGTAGATCCACTGAGTCTTATAGCACTCGGGTTTAGTTTCACCATTCATATTACCTGTGTTGATGATATAAGGCGCACCTACGTTATTACGAGACTCAATCACTCGTGCAAATCGACGTTTAGCTTCACCGTCACCAGCCTCAATACGACGATAAAAGTCATCACTAATACACACACCTGTCGTCATAGTCTTGATCGGATGCTCGTCGCTACCGATTTCAACGAAGTCATCAAACTCTGCATGGTCAATGTCTAAGTATGGACTAAAGAAGCCACGACGTACATTACCTTGTGACACAGTGTCAATTAACTTCTCGAACATTTCTAAGAAGTGCAATACCCCACGAGATGCTCCATTAACTCCTTCGTCAGCCTTAGTATACTTTTTACGCACATCTAATGGTACTTTCGAGTTAGTGCCGATAGGTGCACCTACAGGTCGTAGTCGCCCGAAGTAGCCTGATGTACCACCTCCATTCTTCATCAACAGTCCATTCTCTGCGTGAGAGAACATGATGCTTTCCATAGTATCATCCACCATACTACCAAAGCAACTTACTGGCATACCACGAGTTGTATTAGAGTTAGACCACACAGGTGATGAGAAAGACACATAACCAAGTGCTACGTAGCGATATAATTTTTCTGCAAAGCCTGGTTCATTTAAACGTTCCTCTGCACCTTTACAGATAGTCCATACACGTTCTTGTACAGACATTCCTTTAGGAATATACCCTTTATAAAGGATCTTAGAAGAAGTAGTGTTAAGCCAACGCCAATAACGTGTATCATTGTCTAATTCTGGAATCATAGGTCATCTCCTGTAATAGAACGTTTGTTCTTGTTGTACGCGGTACTGCGTTTATTAAATCGATCGAAAGATTTGGTTGTAGTTAATTCTAAACCAAACCATTCAAACTCATGCATACTCTTATCATCTACCTCAAATACATAAGGGATGTTAATTGCTTTTAATGAAAGATTCATACGGTGTAACACAAAGTCATACACTGTCTTCTTAGAGATGGCTTCAATTTCACCCTCTTCGAAAATCCAATCAATAATTTCTTTTTCTGCAGCAATGGCTTTCTTAGCTTTATCAACAATAGTATCGACTAAAGCTGGAGTCCACCAAGAGGGATTTTCAGCCTTGATATCATTCACAAGATCGAAACCAGCACGTGCATGAATATCTTCTTCCTTAGAAGTAGCTTCAACTACGTTACTAAATCCAGTTAACAATGTCGCATCATGCTTATTAATAGACATAATAATTAAGAATTGTGACATTAGACTCACATTCTCAATGAACATTGAAAACAAGATGATCTTATGGAACTGTCCTATATTGTCTTTAGGCGACATTAAAGCATCTTCTAAATAGTTGATGCGAGCCTTGATAGCTGGTACATCTCGAATACTCTCAAAACGTCCATTCAACTTCAGTAGATCTAAGATATGTTTGTATGCATCGAAGTGACGTACCTCAGACTCACCAAACGTGACGCCCATCATATCAATTTCAGGTTTAGGAAAGATATCTCCCACTTTACGCCAGAATGTTTTTACACCAGCTACTTCTACTTGACTAATAGCTAATGAACAACGAATTACAGCTTCTCGCTCTTGTGGAGACATATTGAATTGTAGATCATGAACATCAGATATATAATTGAACTCATTGTGAGTCCAGTAACAACCACGAATAGCGCTAATGTATTCTAAGTACTTAGGGTACTCCATTGGATAAGCATCGATACGCTTACGGAAAATATCGGGCTTTGTTTTGAATCGGTAAAGGATATACTGTCGTGCTGCTTGGTATTCTCCAAGTAGCATCAAGGATTCCTCAACAAGGTTCTCGAGCTGATCTACTGTGTATATTTCTTCTACAAGGCTCTTACATACAGCATCAACCACCAAAGAAACAGCATCATTATTAGTGCCTACTTCCTTCATAGATTTACCAATAGCTTTCGTTAGCTTGTCTACATCAAAGTCTTCGTAAACACCTGATCTTTTCTTAATAATAATATCCATTCATTTTTCCTATATTTCTGTAAAACTCTCGGCATCATCGTCTTCTGGTATATGATCAAGACCTATCAGACGCCCTGTAGGGTGATCATAAATTGCTCCAAAGACCTCTCCTGTAAGACCTGTGTGTCGGCATTTCAGTACCGCCATTCTAATGGTGTTTTGTTTCTCTTCAGACTTTGCTTTCATGTTTCTAGCAAATCCGATAACATCCATTGAGATCTGTTTTGTAGAACCAGAACCTCGAATACTATCTAGATTAGGTAGTAGACCCTCTTCATAACTTCTACCCTTACCTAATGTCTTACGTAAATGAGAAACCAGACCTATCCAAATGTTGTGTCGTTTAACAAGCTTAAGTAAATCATTCATTACCTTATCTTGTGCTTCATTCCCTGTTACACCATCTACACCTTCTGAAATTAAGATTGTAATGTGATCTAAAAAGATATATTCACAACCCATTAAAGCAAGATACTCCAGCTTATCAATAATCGTAGAGTCGGTAACAGCACCTTGATGATCGATTACGATTGCTCTATCTTCACCGAAGACTTTGTCAAAACCTGCTTTAAGCTCTGCAATTGGGACTTCTTCAAATGAAGGGTTTTTATTGATAGCTAATCCAGCTAGTTTTCTAGCTGTTTCTGCAGGAGATTCTTCAAGTGCCACAATACCAACTTTCTTAGTGAATGCACCATCCTCATCTGGTACGTTAGTTAAGATATGATACATAATCTCACGTAATAAGCTAGATTTACCACTACCTGTACCTGACACGAATAGAGAGATTTCCCCTAATCGCATTCCTTTAGTCTTAGAGTTAACACCTGCTAAGCAATCAGGATAAGGTACAGACACGGCAGAATTGTAGTTCTCTAAAGCATCCCACAACATCTCTTTAGTCATAATACCTGGAGGTACATAAACTTCAGCATTATATTGTAATCTCTGTACCTCTTCTGGCCCATGTTTTACTAATACATCACTAGCGTCTTTACAGTCAGGAGGATAGATTACAATCTTACACTTATCTGCACCGATGATTCGAATAGCTTCACGTGTAGCATTTTTACCTGCTTGATCATTATCAAACATTATAATAACTTCACCAAAACCTCTTAACCATTCACGCTCGTCAATCAGTGAACCTAAGTTAGTAGCTGAAGCTACGCTCACAACAGGATAGAATTTCTCATACTTGACATACATTGCTTGAGCTACAGACAATGCATCTAACTCACCCTCTGTAATCACGATTCTCTTGTTTTCATTAGAGAATAGATGACGACCAAATAAGCCACCAGACTTACCAATCCAGTAAAATTCTTTATCTCGTACTTTACGTACTTTAAAAGACTTACCTTCATTATAAGGATAGTAGTGCTTTTCAATCACACCTGCTGCGTCTGTTGAAGAACGTACCCCAAAGAAAGTAGTAGTAGTTCTTGTAATCTCTCTTCCTGTAAATCCTTTAAAAGGAAAAGAGAGTACCTCTTCTATCGACTCTTTCTTAACATTTACCTTTATGTGCTCAGGTGCTGGCATATTCATTGTCTCTCCATCAATGTTATACTCATTATGCTCACAACTAAAACAATGACTTGAGTTATTGTCATAGCGTACTACTGCATCCGATGATCCACAATGTAGACATGGATACTTACCTGGCAGTTGGCGACTCTTAGTTCTTGTCATCTTTAGATACCGAAATGACAACAGTAGTAGCAAGCAGAGCAGTCATTAATACTTGCCACTTAGAGTTATAAGATAACTCTGACCAGCTACTATCTAATATGAGTACAACTGCTTCATACATTAACATACCAAATATTAACAGTACAAAAAGTGATGCAACTAGATTTAGTGCCTTCATATCATTCTCCAATTCGTTTAATAATTTCAGCAAGTCTGGCTTTGTGTCTCTCAGAGACAGGTTCTTTTACAGACCAACTTACGGGTTCAATTCGTGTATTATACCACACACGACTTGTAGGTGCTTCTACTAGACACAGAGACCAAGTTTCTGCGTAGCTTAGTGTACCCTTTGTGGCATACTCTTCTATACAGATGAACTCAAACTCTTCCAAAGGTCGCTCTTCTAAAAGTAGTTTCACTAAACTGGAAGAAGATACATACTTCCTCCAATCAGACTCCTTACCTTTGTTTAACTTACCTGCTCCTCTGTATAGCTTCTTTCCTAAGTAGGCACGCTTAAGGTATTTATCAAAAATTACATAAATGAAACCTACCTTCTTAGCATCACCCATTTCATGTGGAAACTCCCAGTGTCCATTCACAGAAGTCTTTCGTTTGATAATAGGAGGTGACAGCCCTTCCATTACAATATGTGCAGCTTTCACTCCAACAACTCCTTACAAATTGGCCAGTGTCTACATCTAAAATAATCATCAGGATGGTTTTGAATATGAATCATCTTACCATTAGATAGCAGGTAAGACAGCCAATCATCACCATAAGCTCCAATATAGGCACTTACTGTCTTTTCTTGCATCTCCTCTTCTGTCTTACAGTCTTTCAACATTGCAGCTGCTATCTTTGGGCCAATACCTAGAACACCTGGAATGTTATCTGTCATATCTCCTTTGATTAACTGCTCATAGTAGTGCCTGATAGCCTCTTCTTGAGAGACTTCTATCAACTCTCCTTCCATCCCATTACGGTTCTTTGTACGTAGTCGATAGTGTTTTCCAGGAATACATAATAGATCTTTGTCAATAGATACAATCACATATTCTAATCCCTGCGCCGTACATTGATTAGCCCAAATACGCAAGTAATCATCGGCTTCACAACCTGTAGCCTCAATTGCCCAATCTGTAAATACAGCCATGTTACGCAAGTGTCTAACAAAAGGCAGTTTCTCTTGACCGTAGGCATTACCTCTCCGATTAAGCTTATAGTCACAGTAGATCTCATCTCTGAAGTTTGTAGGTGATTTTACAGCACAAAGCAGAGTATCTGAGAAGAACTTTGAAGCCAACTCTTCTAGATTCCTTTCAAATAAGTTCCAGCATTGTCTTTTATATTCCGCATCTTCATCTACAGTATGCTCCTCTGGAATCACATGACCATCCATATCTAGACTTACTACAGAGAAAGCATCCACTATATTTCGTCTAGGTGGGCATGAAGCATAAGCTATCACATCACCATCAACAATCACGACCATAACATTCTCCTCTTAGTCTTTCTGAAATCTTTAAATATTCCTCGGTTTTCTTCATCCTATTTTCAATAGCGATGTAATCATGAACAGCTATGGGTAAGCCATCAGATCGTAGAAGTTGCAAGATACCTAACATGTCATTATATTCAATATTGAACCTGTCAAGGTTAGATTTACCACTTGACTCTAAAACATGCTCTGGTGTAAATCTAAGCATTTTAGCAATTTCTTGCTGCATCTCAGACAATTCTTCAGATAACTGAATCAACAATAACTCTTCTCTAGTCATTAATGCACCTCATACCAATTTTTACCAATCTTTGCTTCACCATCCATGATCTTAATACCGTACATAGCTGGCCCATCTTTAAAAGCTATAGCAGCAATACTAGCAGCCTCTTTAGCATGCGCTGTAGGTACGATGAAATCAATCTCATCATGATAGTAAATCAAAGGCTCATAAGGGATACCAGCTTCTTCTAACCGTTGAACAGTAAGCATCAGAGCTGTGCTACATGTAATTTTCTCTAAGGACTGTAGCAAGTACACTAACAGTTTGTGCTTAGAGTCTACATACAACCTATTACCAGCAATACTAGGAATATAACCTGAGCCACGTTTTTTAGTTTGATCAAAGATAGCTTCTAGTCTATCAACCAACTTTTTAAACCCTGGAATAGCAGAGATAAAGTTAGTCTTTAATTCGCTTCCACGATCTTTATCTAAATTACCGAAAATATAACTCCACAACTTAGCACCAGAAGCACCAAACAAGAAAGCATATAGAACACGTTTTGCACTATTCCTTTGTACAAAGTAGCCTTCTCTGTCTAACCTTTCAATACTTGCTTCTGTAGCTTTAATCCCTTTTAAAGCCTTCTCCTTTACTTCCATATCAACTGCAGTTTCATACGCTTCTTTATAGCTCTTTAAAGAGTTTTCAAAAGTTGTGCGTAAGTTCCTAGCATGAAAATCTACAATATTTTTTGTACTATTGTCCGATGCATCTGCCAGCATTTGACTCAAAGCTTCTGTCAATTTGTCAGCGTCATATGTATGAATATCTTTATTCAAGATCACATCAATAAACTCTTCATCACCTAAATAGTGAGCAAGTCCTCTAGCTTGGTTACCTGCAGAATCTGCACCAATCATAGTCCATCCTTCTGGACAGATGAACAGCTTGCGCATTTCTTTACCATACACAGCGTCAGCATTAGGTACGTTAACAATAATAGAGTGTCTTGCACGCATTGAAGGTGTTCCGACTAACATCATGTCACCATGAAGTCTGTCTTCCTCTGTCATCACATTAAGCCACGTGTTTAAAATACCATACCTACTCTTCACAGTAAGATAATCTAAGTATAACTTACCATCACCTCCCATAAATTCGATAGAGTCTTCTGTAATCTTAGGTGAAGAACGTACCTTCCTCCCTGAGACTGGATCTACTTTCATATTCCATTCGGTAGGTTGCCATTTGTTTCTATATAGAAACTTCTTGACGTCTTCGTGAGAGCTTAATTTCAAAGGTTCAAACTCAACTCTACAAAAAGCACCTTGCACCAGCGCTTCCTCTTCCATAAGACCTTCTAAAGGATCTACGCTGAACCATCTAGCCGTGTGGCTATCGTAACATCCATTTTTAATATACTTAGGTCTTTTTACAATAGCTTCTCCCTCGTATACTTTACCATGTACATCTTCTATATTACCACACTCTTCAATAGTCTTTGCTGCAGCAGACTTAGCAGGTGTCACTCTATCTACAATCACTGCCTTCCAGCCTAGCGTTGGTTCAAGTTTAGCCACTGTTGCACGCAACTCATTATCTAACTCCTCAAATAGTTCTTCAGCTTTAGCACGATCTACTTTCCAGCCAGTCAACTTAGCTCTGGCAGACCACTGAGCAGCGTAATGTTCAGCTCTTAAGTATGTCGCAATATTTGGGTTTCTCGCCCTTAGTGCTTTAACTTCTCTGTCTAAGATCTCATAAACCTTTATGTTCAAATCTACGTCTCTCTCACAATACTCTTGCATCTCTGCAGTATACTCCGAGAAGTCCTCAAATTCTAGTTTAGGATACCCTAGAAATTCACCCCATACAGCTAAGCTATGTCCCTCTTTTCCAAAACGTTCATAGTTCAACACTTGACTCATTATTAGTGTATCTCTGATTGTTACACTCTTAGGGATGTCATAACCGAACAACTGCTTTAGTGCGCTATTATCGAAGTCAATAATATTATGCCCTACTAGTAGCGTTGCATTATCAATCAGCTCTTTCCAAGCTAAATCACCTTCTAAGAAAGTGAACCTTTCTTGTGTATCTAGATCCACTGCATGTAACATATGCATCTTTGTGCATTTAAATAACAAGTCATCAGTCTCAATGTCGTAGCAATATCTACGTTTACTCTCCATATAACCTCCAAAAAGAAAAGGCCACCCGAAGGTAGCCAGTTCATTTAGTTTAAGACATCTTAGAGATGTCTAGTACATTACCATTCTCGATATAGCTTACTAAAGCTTTTAGATACCATAAGGCCTTCTTCAACTCTTGTAACTCTGCATCTTTGCTTCCGTTTCGGTCCAAATACTTTCGTACTTGAAGTTCTACAGCAGCCTTAAACTTAGAAGGCTCACGCAATGTAGGGATTTGAGACATCGTCTCTAACCATTGTTTACCATTGGCGTAATCTTTGTAATGTTTAGGATCTACAGCAGCTGCAATTTTATCAGAAACACCTGGTATTACATAGTCAGATCCCCATTGGTTCTTTCTATGATAACCTTCAAGCCAGCTGATGATCTCATCTTCTGTACCTAAAATAGCAATTTTTCCTGAATCACCTAATTTTTCTATATGGACAAAATGCAAACCTTCGTTAACCAAGGGTAGCCAATTCAAAATCTCGTCCATGCGATCTGTGGAATCTGTATGATAGGCATCAGCCAAGCTGTAGAGTCTTGCAATATAGTCCATTAGAATTCTCCGTCTACTTCAAAAGGTACATCATTATCTTGTCCGAAAGCGTCTTCACCTGCACCATCTGGATGAACAACTTCATAACCATCTGTACCAAATGTCTCACGCTCTTTAGGTACGTACAATACATGTTTAGTAATTTGTACACCCATCAACATAGATGCGATACCTTTCTTACCAGTTTCAGAACTTGTATACTCATACTGGAATATGTTGAGGTTGGCAATACTACCATTACCGATAGACTTTGGATCTACAGGTTGCATAGCACCATTGACGACTTCAACAGGCTTTGCAGGACGACCTTTAGCATCGATTGACTTCTTCTTAAGAACAGCACGGTAATAAATCTTACCTGTCTCTTCATCTTCTACAGCTTTAACTGAGAGATTAGCTTCTTTCCACTCGTCACGTTGTTTGCGATCAGTAGTACGAATTTGGACTTCCCAAGTTGGGTTCACTTTGTTGAAATGGGCATTTGGAAAACCAGGCACTAATTTAACAAAATGCAGTTCACAGTTGCGGATAATCATGATTCAATTCCTTTTGGATAATAATAAAGTGGTCGTTAGACCGTTAATTTAGCGGGAGTGTAATACTCCCGATTCAAGTTTTTAAGGTACACACAAAGAGCTATAATAGATCTACTCTTCTTCATCGCCTATAATATCATTCCATTCCTCCTTAGTTACACCACTTAATAACCATTCTCGTTCATCTGCTGTTAAGTGAGGAAACATATCTTGAATAAGACCTTCTCCAGCAAGCCAACGCTGATAAACCAATGGGTTGACGTCAATATCTACAGTTCGCACAGTGCCAGTAAGCATACTCTTTTTAGTTATTAGCATAATTCACCCAATAGTTTTTAGTAGATTTTACCCATCCTTTTAGTTCAGCTGTAGCAAAGCGTCGCGGTATTGCATAAGCATCGCCACCTCCATCGTTAGTGACACTGTGTACAAAGATGAAGGCGTTGCCTTTCAGATACTCGCAGACGTCAAATACTAACTCTTTCTTGAATAGGTTTAGCTTATTTCCCTCAATATCTCTCGCAGCAGTAAGGAAGTAGGCAAAGTCTACATCATTCTCAATGATGTATAAATTACCACCGAAGGTATTAAACATTGTGTCTGTCTGTGCAACATCCTCTAATACACCCAACTCTTTGTAGTATGCTAAAATTGAGCTTGGAATATTCTCCAAGTCTTTTATCACTTTAATGATTTGCATATGGCTCTCCTAGTTTGTTGACTGTTGTTTAAAGCTTTCTACCGCTAATTTTGCAATACCAATAAGGATATCATGTAAGTCGTAACCTAAGTCATACTGTTCTACGACATTTCTACACAGTTCTTCAAAAGTATCTGGAAGTTCTGTAAAAGAAACTCCCATCATCTTAAGCTCATCTGTGCGGTATACTGCCGCCAAAGTATCACCAGTTTCTGCGTGAATCATTACAAATTTCATATATCTCTCCTAACTGAAAATAAACTCTGAAGTTAATACTTCTTGAATGTTAAATGAACCAATGTCGATACTTTCTACATCAGCTCCAATCTCATCACAAATACCGAATAACGGATTGTTTTTGTACAGTTCTACGAATGCAATACGTGTCTTATGATATAGTTCTGTCATATCACAAAGATGCGTACCGAATGAATCGTGAATTGTTGTTATTGTAAATGGGCAGCTTGCAGCTGTCATCATAAGATGAGCAGCATCTAAGCTATGAATGATATTAGGTGCAGCACCTTGAGCTTGTCTTCCTTTTGACATTATTGGAATTTCTTTATGAGCTAGTAACATTTGATATGTATTAGCAAAGTAACCTGTAGACATACGTTCACCATATGGTGGGCCGTATTGAATACGTTTCTTAATTACCTTACCCTCAACATAATGTTGTACAGCCAAAAAATTAGTAACAGGGACTGTCCATGATAAGAAACGACCTTCCTCTTCCGCTTTCTCTCCTGCTTTTTCAAACAGTGCTAGAAGCTGCATAGGTAATTTCATATAACGTTTACATTCACTGAATACTAGTCTACCCATTGAGTAAGCCCATACTGGCTCCATGTATGTCAGCAGTTCAATACCATGTTTTCGTGCATCCTCCTTTTGTTGCGAACCCATACCGTAGGCACTCCCGCCGTAGGGGAGCGTCATTGTATTTCTCTTGACGATCTTTCTTTTCTGTTTAGCATCAGTAATACGATAGAAATACAAAGGGTATGCAATTGCTATACTGTCTTTGTTTTCTGTTCGACATACTTCCAATTCAACTCTGAATGCATCAGCCTTGGTGTCATCTCCTCTCGATTGACAATCACGTATCTCTTTCTTTAGATAAATTATCTTATCAATCAATTGATTAAGCCTGATAACATCATCTTTAGAGTAATTGTCCACCATCTCCTTTAATGTAGTCCAAGTAAAATCAGCAACTAGCCTATATAAATCACCTGGCAGCATAGTCTTAGTCAGATTGACGAATGGCGCTGTATATTCATCTCTTGTAAGAGCTGCTAAATGTTGGGAACCATTAGTAGTTCCGTCAATAAAAGCTTCGATACCTGAAGGCATCTCATAGTCTCCGTGAATAGAGTGCCACTGCATCAACTTTCTAAGCTCTAAGCACGCTGATAGAAATTGCCAAGGTGCATCAGCTTGCATCCAACCTGTATGCTTTAATGGATCTTCTGCGTATAGTAGCAAAGTATCTTTGTTTTGATCTGTCCACAAGTAGCGACTATCAAGAGGAATTTTATCAGTCTTAGCACCATCAAACATACCTGAGTCACCTGCCCAGTTCGTTGCTAAAGATACATATAACCAATACAATCCCTTTTCACCTATAGGTTTCTCTTCATGTCGTCTAAGCAATCCTTTAGCTAAATCTGCGCCTTGCTCATTTAAATAGGCTGTATTACAATAGCAACGTCCTCTAAAATCCAACGTATAAAGATGATAGAAAGGTTTGTCTTTGAAACGTTTAGCTACATCTAACACAGTGAGAGTCTCACGTAATTTAGATGCTTGTGCTTCCTTAGAGCTAATACTCCAAATTGAATCGAAAGCATCATTCTTAAGCTGCATACACTCCCTTGCTACAACTAATAGCTCCTCATTGATTACCCATCCTACTTTTTGTTTACTATTCACTAAATCATACACCATAGGGTTATCATGAGGTGTGATCTTCGCTAGTACCATCTTGCTCTGTGTTTTGATTAAAGGTACACCTGTGGCATGAGTAGAATGTGACCACTCTTCATAAGGGGTATGGCTTGGCAGTTTCTCAGAGTTTACACTACGGATACCCATCCACAGTTTTGTCAAAGCTTCTTCATTGACATTCTGCACTATGTACTGCTGGTGTTTCTTACCCCCATTACTCAATACTACTCGGAGAATCCATGCTTTCTCAAATGAGTATAAGATGAATGCTCCAATCTTGGCAGAGAGTGCTGTGTCTCGTTTGAGCTTGTAATGCTTTATTACAGCATCACCTACAGCACAGATAATCTCACTCATAAGATTAGGTCGTATCTTTAGACCTTTCTTCTTACGTGTATGCATGTAGATTACACCCATCACGCGATCGAAATATTCATCTACACGCTTCTTTTTAATAGCCATAAGAGGGTTGTGGAAAGATTCAACTTCCTCTAGAAGACGAAATTGGATGTCTTCAATTAGCTGTTCACGTAACATTATTCACCTCTCAGTAAACTTAAAAGAAATAAAATAGACAATGCCCCAACAACTACTACGTAGTATTTCAGGGCAATTAGAGCTACTGCTGTTAACAGTAGGCCTTTGCCTGAAATAAGAGTAGGTCGTCGTTTTCGCATTAATTAGCTCAGTTAGATTATACAACAAATAATAAAAGTAATATAGCCACCTCTTGGTTTGTCTTTTGAAAAAAAAAAAATAAAGAGAAATGCCAGATTATAGACATGGCGGTCTTTTAGTTATTTACGAATTACGTAACCACCTTGTTGTGGTTGTGGACGCCCATAAGAATCTACAGGTGTTATACGAACAGTGCCATTAGACTCTGTTTTAATTTGATACCCTCCTTGTTGCGGTTGTGGACGCCCGTAGGCATCCGTTGGAGTCACACGAACAGTATCTGCAATTGCATAACCAGATACCAATAATAAACACAAAGTGATTATAAGTTTTTTCATTTTAGTCTTTTCCTTTAAATAAATAAACAAGAGCATACAACACAATTGCTGTAGTCATGAGTGGGCTAAATAACAGTATAGCTAATGGGATTATGTTTAACCACTTGCTATATACTTCTCGTTTTTCATCGGTCATACACTCTCCTTTTGAATGGAGTATTATTGCTTTTCATTATGCTAACATCATGCGAGCAACTTTAATCTCAAAGTCACCGTCTAGCGTTCTTGGTGTAAATTGAGCCTGTGTGCTAAATGTCCAGAAAGCCCATTTTTTGACAGTAGTAGTCATCTCAACAGTTGTATCACGTAGCGTGATATACATCTTCGTAAATTGTAAAGTAGTCCATAAGACAGCGTACAAGGTAAAATATACCAACCTCTCTACTACAATAGCGTTAACAAACATAGATACTAGCTCAGCAACGGCAACTGTAACCCAGATAATCAACATGTTACTTGTGCATGCGGCAATTAAAGCCACTGCAGATTGAATTAAGAAGAAGGAAATGATAAAAGACCAAACTAAAGTTAGGATTTGAATTGCTGTGTTCAT